ATTTCTGCTTCTATTGATGTTGATGTTCTGGCAAGCGCATTTAACATGGATAAGGCAGATTTCATGGGTCATCGTTTGGAAGTTGATAGCTTCGCTCTTAATGAGTATGAAGTGGAACGTTTGGAACATCTGCTTACTGGTAATGACCCCTCTGGCTCTGGTGCTGTCACTATTGCAACTGGTGGCGATAAGACCTATACTCACGTTACACCTAACGATGAGGATATGGCCGCTATTCAGGCACTTATGGTTGACCGTGATTTCTTCCAGATTTATACTAAGCTGAACACCATGCGTGAAACTGACCTTGGCTCTACTCTGGATTGGAACTACTTCCACCATATCTGGCGTATCTATTCTGCATCTCCGTTCGCTAATGCTGTGCAGTTTACTACTAAAGCTTAAACTTGACATTTTCTTGAGCCAATAGGCTTATCCTCCTAAGAACGTGGGGCGCGCATACGACATCACGCGTTGCTTATATGGCAGTTTACAAACAATGTATCACTGACCAAAGCACAATCAGAGTTTCAGCAGGTTATCCACATTATCCTGACGGTTCAGTTCATGGTGGTATTGACACAGTACACACAAATCATCAATCTTATGCACCAATGGCAGGTACGGTTGAAACAGCCCATACTTGGCAAGGCGGTACGACTGGTAACGATTCTTGGGGCAACTACATTGTAGTTAAAATGAGCGATAATAGCTATTGGCTTGCAGCTCATTTTGTTAGTCAGATTCATAGTGTTGGTGAAACAATTACTCGTGGTCAATATATTGGAGAGCAAGGACAAACAGGTAATGCTAGTGGTATTCATACGCATTGGGAATATTGGATAGGCGGTTATGGCACAGCTTACAGAACTGACCCCTCTGCTATTCTTGGTATTCCTAATGAAGTAGGTACATGGGATGTTGAATGGGATGCTACAAATCCACCAACACCACCCGGCCCCGGCCCTACTCCTACAGCTAAGCGCAAACTTCCACTCTGGATGATGTGTAAACCACCCTACAGATTTTGAAAGGAGCGTGTTCTCCTTGTCAGGCTTAATGCCTGCCATATTGGCTATTGCCAATACCGGAGTGTTGCTTAAACAGTCCACTGGACTGTTCATTTCCACCTTATACAAGTCTTTATGAAAGGAGTGGAAAACGCAAATTGCCAAATATGCAACTTTATATCTGTAAGGGTATCCCTACAGATAAAACCTATAATCATGTGCTTAGGTTTCAGTCTGATTCTTCCCGTTTTGATTATTTTACGTCCAAATCTGTTCTTCATCTTACCAATTATACCTATCAGCGTTTAGACCGTTACATGTCTGTTGGCGTTAATGCTGAAACGATTGAACCGTGTAATTATATCGTATTTCAGAACGCCGACTTTTCTAATAAATGGTATTATGCCTTTATTGATAGTGTAGAATACGTTGCAAACGAAACTAGCAGAATCTACTTTACTGTTGATGTAATGCAAACTTGGTTTAATCAGGTGACATTACAACCTTGCTTTATTGAGCGTTCTCATACAAATACTGATGAAATTGGTGATAATATCATCAATGATGAACTGGATACAGGCCCATTCGTTGACGATATTCAGCAGTACATTGATTTTGATAAGCGTATCTGTATTGTTACCACTTTTGATAAGCCTGAAAAAGACTCTCCCCCTGCATCTGGCTCTTTACGATTTGGAATTTATTCAGGTTGTAAAGAAAACTTTTTTACCACAGCTGAATCTGCTAATGACTTTATTGCTAAGGCTGTAGAAGCAGGGCAAGCACCTGATGGCATCTTAGGAATCTATATGGTTCCTCTTACCTTTGATACTGGTAAGTATGATAAGACTTTTGTAGTTCCTAATAATGTAGCTGGTTATGTTCCTAAGAATAATAAGCTTTTCACATATCCCTATTTCTATCTTCGTTATTATTCTACGCAAGGCGATAATCACGTTTTTCGTTTTGAATTAGGAGATAGGAAGAAAAGTCTGCATATCGGATACAATATAATGTCAAATGCTGGACAGACTACAGCAATGTTTGCAGCAGAGGATTATAAAGGCTCTACTGGTTATAATCAGGAAGATGTATTTGCAATTAGCAACTGGCCTACTTGTGCTTATAATACTGACATTTATAAAGTATATGTAGCACAGAATTCTAGTTCTATGGCTGTAGAAAATGCTGGTTTAGTAGCAGGTACAATGTTTGCTGGAATTAACCTGCTAACTGCTCCTGCAAAAGATGCACAAGCTATGGCTGGCAAACATCCTGCTCTTTTTCCTGAGAATACTTATGGAGCTATTGAGGGCTTATCTAATCAGATGCTTGACATTGCAGGCACACTTGCAAAACGTGATGATATGGACAGGCTACCGCCACAAAGTCATGGTTCTGTTAGTCCTTATTTTCGTTTTACTGATGCTGGCATTTTACCGACAAAAGATGCAAGTGCCCCATATGCTATGGCGAGTTATCATCATGTTACTAAAGAATTTGCAAAAGTTATTGATGACTACTGGACTATGTTTGGTTATCCCATTCACCAAGTTCAGGTTCCTAACATTGATTCTCGAAGAAACTGGAATTATGTTAAAACACAAAACTGTTGTTGCTTAGGTGATGTTCCTGCGGAAGTTTCTACAATGATTAACAGTATCTTTAATCGTGGTGTTACATTCTGGCATAATCCCGGACTTGTTGGTAATTATGAAGCAGACAATTCTATCTATAAACGTATTCCAGAAGTAGGTGAGTAAATGAGTAAACGTTCACAAAAACCACAGCCACCTTGGATTGATTCATACGATTTAACTGTTGCAACTTATGCTAACTGGTTTAATCGTCTTTATGATGTAGCACTTGCAAGATTCAAATGGGAAGGGCTTGACGATTCTCCTTTTTTGGATGAACGATTTATTGAGCAGTTCTTGTTCTGGCAACCTTTAATGGCCGGTTATCATGACCCTGTTATGGGTAACTTGATTCTCCCTGCTATGCCTAGTGATAACTTTGACATTATTGGTGACCCTAAATACGTTCGTGCTTACGGCTACAATTCTAACTATCAAAAAACTGGTCTGAGCAAAGAAAACTGCGCTTATCTTTGGTGTAATATGCGCCGTTCCCCTGATGCTATTATCATTAAACAGTTTGCACAACGTCTTACCAATATTGACAGAACGATTGACTTAAACCTTGCTGCACAGAAAACTCCTCGAATTGCTTATGCAAATGAGAATACGAAACTTTCTGTACAGAATCTAGTATATCAGCAGGATAAATATGACCCATGGCTGTATCTTAAAGGCAATCCCTCTACTGATGATATTAAGAACATGATTGGTGTTCTTGATTTAGGCGTTCAGTACATTGGCTTGCAGTTAGAGCAGCAGAAAAAAGAAACTCTTGCGGAAGCTCTTACCTATTTAGGTATTGAGAGTAACTACAATATGAAAGCAGAGCGGCAGTTTACTACAGAGGTTCAAATGACCTTAGGTCAGGTAGAAGCAGACCGTCTTTCTCCATTGTACTCTCGCCAAAAATTCTGCAAGGATTATAATAGGCTCTTTAATACTAATATCACTGTATCTATGCGTTCCCAGCTTGAATTGACTAAGATTATGGAAGGACGCGAGGATGAAGAGAATTTAAGCGATACCAATGTTGAGGATGGTGATAAGGACAATGAGTAAATATACAACTCAAGTACGCTTTATCTGTGAATCAAAAGCTGGTATTGTTGAACCTTACACCAATGTTTCTTATTCGGAAATCATTGAGCGTGCGCGTCCTAAAATCTTCAATTTTAATTATCCTATCTGGAATGAAAACAAGCGCAAAGAGCTTGAAACCAATATCCTTAAACATTTCTATACAAATGAAATTGGTTCTGAAACCTTTGGTCTTTGGCAGCTGCGTCTGGATGACTGGATGAACAGCCATATGCCTTATTATAATCCTCTCTTTGAAGCACTTGATAAACAGTATGAAATGTTCTTAACTGATGACTTTTCCATTACCAGTGACGAAAATACTGAACATCATGATGTGAATACAGAGGATAGAACCAAAAACAGTAAGGTCAATATTGATGGTACAAACAGTTCCAATTATACTTCCAATTCTAACAGTAATGGAGAGAATACCAATACTCACACTGATACTCCACAGGGTAGTCTTGATAACTTTCTTGCTGGTAAGTATATGTCAGATGCTGACCATAGTAAGGCAAGTTCTGCCAATGATTTTAGCTCTAATGCCAATTCCAGCAGTAATAGCAATACTACTCAGGATGATAAGAACAATACAAAAGAAAATCGTGACGGTAATGAGCACCGTGTTCTTGACCATGTAGAAAAAGGTTATCGTGGTCGCTCTCTTGTATCTATTATGAACGATTATATGAAAGAGAATACAAATATCTATAATTGTTTATATAGAGATATGGAAGTTCTGTTTATGCGTTTATGGTAAAGAGGTGATTAGGTTTGAAGTACAACCCTTTGGACAAACTTTTCCGTTCTGTAATTCCTGTTGCCTATGACGATAGCATTAGTTACTATGAAATGGTATCTAAGGTTATCGAGGTAATGCAACAGTACATTGAAACCAGTTCCATTAGTTATGCAGACCCTATTCAATGGGATATTACCAAACAGTATCCTCGTAACACAGTTGTTGTCACTGTCAATGGTGATGGATATTTGAGCACACAGCCTGTACCTATTGGCATTGATATTGACAATGAAGATTATTGGACTAAGATTGGCAATTTTTCTGAATTGTGGGGAAGTGTTAAACTTGCTATCACTCCCGTTGATGAAAAGCTGAAAACTACTGCAAGTGCTAATCGCAATATTAACGACCTTGTTTGGCTTAATAATGATTTGTGTGTTATTCTTAAGCCTATGGATGCAGGTACTCGATACATCGAAGGCACTAACTACGCTAAGACAAGTGTTGCTGAACGTTTGCATTATATTTTGTCGCTAAAAGTTGCCAAATATAATGCAGATGATACTTCTATCTCTTTTGGGTTCTTTAATCCTAATAATGGTACTATCGTTACTGGTGGAGATATTCATATCTATGATGCTCCTGTGGAAACTATTAAAATTGTTGGTAAATAAGAGGTGTAACTATGGCTGAGCAATTTGTTTCGAAGTTTGATATTGGTGGTGAAACCATTGAGGTAAAAGATGCTAGTGCTCGTACTACTGCAAGTACTGCTAGTACTAACGCTGCTAATGCTCTGAATAAAGTATTAGAGCTTGAAAAACTTTCTCGTGTCGAAGTTGGTTATGTAGCAGCTACCGAAACTATTAGTATTACAACTGGAACTCATGACGTTACTTAATAGGGGGTTTCATCATGGCTTATGTAGACAAATTTAAAATTGACGATAACAGTTATGATATTAAAGACACTGAGGGACGCACTGAAACGTCTAAGAAGATTGACATAGATACTGATGGAAATCTTGACCAGACTGTCAGCGGTAATATGAATCAGACTGTTGGTGGTAATGTGACAGTAACCGCAAATAAAGTAGAAATTTTTTCTAAAGGTGGAAAAGCGTTTACTGCTCATTCGGGTGTTACTTCGGTCGGTAACACTACAGTCCCCACATATATTTATGGTAACCTAACGTTGGCATCAGCCCGTGAAACAAACATTGATGATAATTATGCTTATGTTTCTATGGGAACCGCTAGCGACCCTGACACAAAATTTTTAACAAGTCGCACTGGTAAGATTCCTAGTTTTGTTGAGCCATCCCCTGTTAGCATTGAAAAATATCAGACGTTGAAAAAAGACGGAACTGATGATATTACCGCTACCATTAACACTCATACTAAGAATGAACCTCTGTTTATTCCTGCTGGTACTTATAAGGTAAGTGCTCCATTGCAGCTTAAGCATAGCCTGTATGGTGCTGGTTCTTCTCGTGACCCTGCGCGTGGTACTAGTGATACTATCTTACAGTATACTGCTAATCCAACTGCTTTTGGTAGTCAGGGCGTTATTACTGTATCTGGTGATGATGTAACTGGTAATATTGTTATTGCTAATTTGGACATTACTTGTAGTGGTATGATTGGTGGCATTGTATTTACTACCAATAAATACACTGATAACAGCATTTACAATGTAAGTATCAATAAGGTTAAGTCCTATGGTGTTTACTTACAGCCTAATAATAGCACTCTGAACCGTTACTGCTATATGGATAATGTAATGGTATGGGGATTTAGTGACAATACTCCGGTAGAAAGATGGACTGGTTCTGTTGCATTTTTCTGGGGTAACAAAGCTCCTGACTGCGAATGCAATAACCTTGTTAATATGGTATGTCAGGTTGGCTTTGACTGCCGTACTGATGTATATGGTTGCAACTGGACTAGCTATACTGGTATTCCCTCTGGTGGCACAGGTGGTACTAATGCTAATAAATGGTGGAATAACTCAATCGCTTGCAAGGTTACTAACAATGATATTCATGTTACTAACTTCTATGCAGATACTTGTAGGTATGCTTTCGTCTTCGATGGACCTGGTAAAGCAGCGGCTTACATTAACAATATGATTTATACCTGTAATGACGGAACTGCTACTACTGAAACTGGTTATGCAGCTATTGCTTTGATTGGTACTAGTCCTAATCCTCAGTTTATTGTGAATGGCGGCATTATCAATCGTTCTGCTAAGGTTAGCACTACTGTTCAGTCAATCGGTACTTATCCTGTTACTAATGCTGTATGTAAGCTTGACGATGTTTACATTTATACAAAGCGTGAATATGTCTTTGGTACTGACGCTGTAAAGCGTGGGCAGTATATCTGTGCAGCTGGTGAACATCGTTGCATTGACTTGGCTATTACTAACCAGACACAGTATACGGTTGCTGGGCAATCTGTAACTGGTGACCCTGAACAGTACAAGGCATTTGCATATATTCCAGTTCCTTCTGGTGGTTCTACTTCACAGGGTTCTATCCGTGTTATGGATAGGAACAACATTGATTTTACTGTTTATCTTAGCAATAACCCTGAATCTGGCGGCCTGTTTGCAATTAGTGCTGTTGATAATCGTCAGCTCAATAAATCCATTTATGGAGCGCCCATTGGTGCAGGTAGGACAGTTACTTGGGATGTAGTTAATGACTTGAATAACCTTTATTATACCAATGATGGTAATGCTATCACCCTCTACTTCAAACGTCCTGCTTCTTATGCTGTCACGGTTCAGGTTTCTGGATTTATGGATAGTAACTCCCCTGTAATTCTTGACCGTATTAGAAATGAAGATGGCACTCCTATGGATTATCCTCGCTGGGATAACAACAATGGCATGACTGCTATTAAGGTTCTTCGTCCTAATATTAGCTAAATAACAAACACCCCTAGGTGGTTATCCACTTAGGGGTGCTTTTCTATTTAGAATGGCAAATCATCGTCAATATCAGGCGGCAATTCATTGGGGAGCTTGTCAGTCATCCTCACTTTCATCATCTTCATCTTCATCTTCCTGCAAGGAATCAAATGCGTTAAGAATAGAATCGCTCATAACTTTACGGAATTCCTTAGTAATAGGGTAGCAAATATCATGCCATTCATCTTTCTTATTCTTTGCACTGGGCATTGCAACAAACAGACCCTTGCTGCCGTCCATAATCTTGATACCAGTAATGCAAAATACATTTGCAAGTGTAATGGAAACCATAGCGCAGCAATTAGACTTCTTGTTATTGATAGGGAAGATACGAATATCAGTGATGACGGAGGAAGCGAACTTAACAGAATTGGTGGCCTTAGCGGATGCTTTCTTGTTAGTGTACATAGTTAGTTCTCCTTTGTTAAATAATGATAAGTAAGAAATTTATATTGAGGACAGTTTTTATACTGGCCGCAACAATCGGTTTTAAGGTTGTACTCTTGGCGTGACACTCTCATACCCTCACAACGAATGTAATTTGTTGTATGAGAAATATAATAAGGACATGCAGCTCTTCTACTGATTCTATAAGAATCTTTTTCTTTCAATTAAATCATCTCCTATCACTCCATTCCCACTGGAATATACTTGCAGGATTGCCGTCAATTAACATAGCATATTCTTTGTCAGATTGTACCTTATGATAAGTTCCATAAAGTTCTTTATCATTTTCGTCATGATTTATGCTAACAACTTCAGGCAAATAATCTATATAGGATTCTCCGCGCAATGAATAACAGAATGAATAATACATTCTATTAACAGGGCTATTTGTTGAGCGTAATGTATAACCGCAAGGTTCAAGCACAGTTACAGAATATTCGTCTAAATGGTCTGTTTCTCCATTGTCATCTGTAAAATCTCCTATAATATGTGTTCCTGGAGTTTTACGAATAAGTTTCTTGTTTATGGATTCATCATAACTAATATTAGGACGAAAATATTCTTGCACTAGGTACTCAAAATCTTCATCGTTCACTATTTGCGTAAACAATTCGGAAAGCTGTTTCTTGCTTGCACCTGCTACAGTAGCCTTAACTTTTAAGTGCTTATCTGCATCTAAGTATGTTGCACAATAGCATTTACTTCCCCATGTTACAAAATCCTCATAATGACCATCAAAGTCCATAATGCCAAAATTGTAACAATCTTTATTCTCGCTGTTATTAAGAATATTATCATTGAATCTATCAACGGCTTTTTGAACATCCTCATTGTAACCTACAAAATAGCCACTGTCCGTATCATGGTAAAGAGGTTCAATGCCTTGGCTTAATACTAGATAGAGCATAAAACAAATAAGGTGCAGTCTACTGTAAGCAACTGTGTATAAGCCATCTGTGAAAATATTTAGGGAATTTCTGGATTTAAGAAACTTAACCCCAGTTGGAATCCATTCAAATTTATCACCGTCCCCCTGCACGCCAACTTCCTGTCTTAATGGCTTCATTGCTGAACACCCATACTGACCATTTAATCCACCTTTACTTGCCATTAAGGCGAAGTGGACTAAATCTTTGTTATGGGTATTCATAATTTCTTGTGCCACTGAATCATCATAAAGCTTCAATCCCTCAAATGTAAAATCGTTTAACGTTTCTACATGGTCAGCAACTTTATGCTCAAGTTTTTTGAATCCAGTTTTCTGGCGTGCATAGTATTTAACTGTATTCCGTAAAGGCTTGTTAATAAATTTATGGGCTGTTGCATAATAAAGTTCATCACATTCTGAACTACTATAATCATAAAGCATTTGAATTAACATAAAGTCAATATCACAGCCATGAAATGTAAGTTCATCTGCTTTGACTACTTTACCATTATCAAAGTTACCATTTTTAACATTTGTGCATTTGGATGTACTGATATAGCTGTAAATGCAGTTACCAAAATCCTTAGCGTTAATATTATAAAATGTAACGTTAGCCATGAAGTTATATTTTATTGGCCTTTCAAACAAGATTGATTCACGGTATGCTGCTTGGAGGACTGAATAGAATTTAACATCTTTACATCCATATAACTCAATCCGTTGGTCGGGATAATGGAAGAACCCTGAGTTAGCGCCGCTTTCGCAGCCAGATAAGAACTCATAGTTTGCAGACTGGAAATTTTGGTAACATTCATTAGGATTAACCTCTTTTCTCCATTTGTAAGGAAATCGCCTACCATACATTGCTGATGGGTGCATAGAACTTGCATCAAAACACCAGACATCCTTAAATATTTTACCTACTGCATAAGGATTAGCATGAGTATAACCACCTGCAAGACAGTCCTGAAAGAACTTCATAAATGGTTCATTATTCTTAAGTTCTATCGCTGCTGTAAATTGTGCAGTATGAACTTCTTTATCGGTAGCAATATTTCTGTTAAGCCTTGTTTCACGCTTAATCATTGATGTGTTAGATACTCCAATATCTGATACAGTATCAACTTTAGTAAAGTTAGCCATATATCTACATAGTGCATACAAGACAAGCTTACAGTCACGTTCATTGTAAATGTATTCAGAATCAGGTAAATCTGACCACCAATAATATTTTTGGTCGTAACCGCCTTTAACTTCTTTAAGCTTAGGAACTCCAAGCTCTGTACCGATAAGCTCAAGACTTTTACAGGAAAGAATCTTGAAGCTGTCATAAAATTCAAGATGGTCAAAAGCTGCTACTAATGGCTGGTGCGGAGCAACTGCAATGAAACGTTTAGGATTAAAGTTTTTAATACAGAAATTTATGTTACGCATCATTGCTTCAAATTCATAGCTCAAGTTATGCACAAAGATTTTTACGTATTCATCATTATTCTTAGCATCCTCATTGATTCTCTCAAATTCGGAAGAAATTGAATCATAAGTTCTAAAGAAATTATAATTCATTTCATTCTCGAAGTCACTAAATGGTGCGTGAGGTATAGGACGATAAGCAAATGAAGCTAGGCCGTGAAGATAAGTGCTTTGCAGATGCTCTTGAAGTTCATCCTCACCATACATTAAGGATGATGTTTCAATATCATAGCAATATATGATAGTTGAATACTTATGCTCGTTACGCTTTCTCACATATAGCACCACCTTCTTTCATTCGTGAATATTACCACAAATCATACTTAGATGCAAGTTCTACAAATTTTTTATAAACTTCTTTATTATTCTCTATAAACTCTTCATTATCCTTCGTAATAGATTTAAGTTTATTGCTTGCATTAACCAGAACTTCGCCCATCTGGTCAGAATTTCTTAGCAGATTGTCATACTCTGAATAAGCTCTGTCCATATCTGATAGAGAGTTAAGTCCTAACTCTTCACCCAGTTCACATAGTTTTTTCAAATCTTTTGGCGGAATATCCCTGCTATATGTGCCCATAAGATTGTTAAGTATACCAGAAATTGCTCCCCATTTCTTTTTATCAAAATAGGAATCTGGATTTCTAAGAATCTTATATGCAGCATCGCTATAATTAAATACATCCTCAAGACGATTAGCTACTCTCAATGACCTGTAACTATCTTTTACCGATTTATTTAATGATTTAATATGCTCTGAGTATTTAGATAAATACTCTTTCATAAGCTTTTGTGATATTTTGTCATCAAGGGTATCGGCTATATCAATAAGGTCGCTATACATTTTTTCGGCTTCATTAAGAGCGGTGTTAGCAGTAAATTTCAGAGCATTTGCAATTTCAGGAGATTGTCTACCTCTAAGACTTTCTTTAAGCTCGCCTGTTACAGTGATACCTGCTTTTCTGGATTTACGTCTTGTCGCGCCTATCTTTTTCAGTAGCCTAGTTGCTTCGGCTTGGCGCTTAAATGTTTTGTTCTTAGCCATTATGTTCATCCTGCTTTCGTAAAGCTAACTCTTCTTTAACGTCATAGTCAATGCAGTCAAGTATATAGCAGAATTCTTTAAGGTGACAACCCTCACAATCGCCATCCATAAAATGTAATTGCCAATAAGGACAGGCTTTAGTATACCAGTTATTGCATAGTTTATTAAGTAGGGTAAGGGTTTCTGTATCTAAGTCTTTAATTTTCATAATAAACACCTTCCACATTTTCAGGCCAAACAGAATCTAAGCAATCGCCTACAAAGTATTGATTAAATGTACAATTAGAACTTGGTGCTACAGAATAATAAACTAGTCTGCCATCATGCTCTATAATGTCAATAACCTTGCCAATTTTAGCAATTGTAATTGCTCTTTTCTCTTGTCCATCTCCATAGAAATAACCATACTCTCTTACATTGTATTTAATGATTGAGCCTATGGAAATGGGATGAATGGGAAAATCATAACGCATTGTATCAACTCCTAACATAACACTATTTCAAACTTATCTTTTTCAATATATTCAAAATACCATACGTTATAATAATTAAGCACATAAGGCATATCTTTAACATAGCCTGCAAATCTAATATGATTATTAAATTTTACTTCTATATACGTTGATGACCCTATATTGCCACATGTACCTATAAGTTCGGAAAGTCGCATTGTATCATCTCCTTATACATAAAACTTAAAAGCTAGTGAATAAGATAAAAATGTACTAGTATGTAAACTAGTAATGGTGAAGAATTTGAATTGAAGCTTCTCATACCTTGATTCTAAATTCTTAAACTGACATATCTTTTTAGTTACACCTGATTCTATAATAAATATAGTTGTTTCAGCGTGAACAGAACCACAACTACATAGAATATCATGGATTGTCATTTCAAAAAGCTCCTTTTTATTAGCTCATGCTTTACTTCTGCGATTGTAAGTTTACACCTTAGACAAAAATCATGGTCTGCACAACTATCGCAAGTTTCTCCTAGATGATGCTTACGACATGGCCAAACAAAGAAATCTTGACAGAAAATATATAAATCCTTCATCGTTTCTTTATCAAAATTCTTCAAGGCATTTCTCCATGATTCTAGTTGCATATCATCTAATGGAGCAAGGTCTTTTATTGTAATCATAAGTTTTCGCCTACTTTCTTAAGAATGATAAAGAAGGGAGAGGGGAGAGGGGGTTTATAGATTTAATAAATTGAACCCCCGATTTATTTTCAGGCTTCTTGCAACACCCCCGTGGGCGGCGCGGCAGGGTTTGTATTAAGGTTAATACCTTGTTCACCATTTTCTTAGTGGATGGACGCTTTAGCGCTTTAATGCAGTAAAGTGTGTTAAGAATTTGTCAATCGCTTTAGAACTGTAAACTGCTAAAGAGTGTTAAGGATTTAACAGGCTAGCAGTTAGGCTTAACTATTACTAGTTATTTATACTTAATAGTAAATAGTTCTAACTAAAAATTTGTATAAAAAATGCGCTGCTATTAACAGCGGCGCATATTTTTTATTTTTTGGGTCAGTGCTGATTTAATGCGGATGCGATAACGCTTGCAAAATCGTCATTAATATTCTTTTGGGCGGCACGCTTGCCGGTGCGAGAATCGTTATACAAATTGACTTTTTTAGGATAATCCCAACTGGTTTGAAATCCGTACCGTATCCAATTCTTAAATTTTGCAATGTGGTGAGCGGTTGTATTACTATAAAAGCCAAATACCCACAAAATGCCGGTTGTACGCTGAAAAGCTGCCACAATGGTTGAATAGCTTTGCAGAATCAAAAAATCGGAATTATCAGGCATAAAAATCCATGCTTTACAACAATAAAGTTGCTCCGCCTGACCTTTTACGGTGCGGTTATACTCTTTTATAACGGCGTCTGCTAGCTCCTGACGTGTATTGTACATCATTTCGAAAACACCGCCTTTACAAAGTCGTCAATAGATTCAGTATCATTATTCACATCATGCAAAATAGATGGTTTATGAATACTGGAAAAACCAGACGCGGCAAAACTATGTTCAGAAAGACAAATAATGCTACAATAGGCAGTATCAATAATATTACAATCGTCAAATAGTTCACGCTTAATTTCAATGCCATGTTTTTTATCTGTGATTGTAACAAGCTGCATTTTCATTTTTGATTACCTCACTTTAATTTATTTTGGCTTTATGCCATATGGAACCGGGCTTTTATGATAAACCCGGCGGAACGTTAAAATTTTACTGCTGACTTAGTGGGCGTTCGATAGGTACCGCCACGGCATTAAATACATCGCGCGGAATACCCAAGGTATTTTCCTCTTTGGGCTGCACGTCCAACACTTGCCACTTAGTGCAAGGTTCAGCGTTGTGCAAGGCTTTTTCAACCTTCTCCGCATCCAGAACGCCATCAAACTGTTTTACAATTTCACCGGATTCAACTGAAAAATCATCGTTAAAGCGGGCATATTTTACGCGGGCAACGGTACCGGCTTTCACGGTGCGACTTACACAAGCAGTGCTTTTGGGTTTGTCGTTAATAGGGCGAGTAATAATAATAGTTTCAGTTCCATTGTCGTTAGTGGTTTTTTCGATAGTCCAGTTAGTCATGATAAATACCTCTCTTTAATAATTATTGTAGCAATAGGCTTTTTGTTTTCTTCCCTTTGCTATGATACAAGTATAACATACCTATATAGGCAACACAAGTACTATTTGTTGCAAGTTTTTTAATCGTTGCAACGTACAAAATGCAATTATTGCATGTAGTTTTGTATCATGATAAATTGTACTAAATTGTTAAAGTACTATAAATGGGACTTAAGGATATATGTTGCAATTATATAGATAAATGTAACGTGTTAAATTTATAACAACCGCTTTAATGCTTTAATGCAATAAAGTGTGAAATTATTGACAATCGCTTTAGTGCTTTGAAGTGGTAAAGTGTGTGAAATATTTAACGAAGGGGAAAACAGGAATCATTATCAGTATATATTTGAC